CCGTTAAAGAAGTTGTATCAGGAAGAACTTTGACATTAATTCTTTTACCTTTATCAGGTTTGCCAAAAGTGCCACACCAAACGGGATAACTAACATCGCCACCCTCAAACTGAATCCAAACTCCTTCTCCTACTTCAGGAACTTGTGAACGGATGTTTGATACTTCTTGAGGCCAAACCCAGTTAGAAACTGCTTCTCCACTTAATTGTGGAATCTTTACCTTTAAACGACGATGCCCTTCAGGGTCTTTGTTATTGACAACGATTGCACGGTATTGTCCAAAGTATTTTTTGGAATCCGCAATGTTATAGACAACTCCATCATGAACCATTATGCCAATGTTCCTTCAAGGATGATGTCAGATTCAGCAAAGGTAATAATCTCATTATCTAATGCTTGAATAGAGACAAGGCTTGGAGTTCCGCCAGTCTTATACAAGAATTGGCACTTTGCACGAAGGATTCCAGGGATATTTTGAATAACATACTCAACATCCTGAACTGTTAAATACTGTCCAAAATTGACGTAGTTATATCCAAAGTTAGAGGTGAGAACTTGTTTTAGAGTTCTTTCAGCAACAGCAGTTGTGTACTGTGGGTCTAACTTGTATTGGATATTCATAGTAACTGGAACATAAGTTGGTTGAGTTAAAGTAAGGCTAACTCCTGCCAAGGTTTTGTCTGATAGGTAGGTTTGAACGCTATCTCGCAATGTTGTCCACTCAACTGTAGGAGTGCCATTGCTTAAACCTGGAGTTGCGTCTCCATCAACATCATCACGACGTGGGGCAAGATACATTGTTACAGACGTGTAGCCACTTGAGACGGCTTTTGCTTTACCGCAGTTTTCTACAGATAATGCAAGATTTTGGTAATCATCAATAGTAATTGCTCTGTTTTGTGCACGTAAGAATAAAGGCGCATTAGTACGAATAGAATCGTTAGATTCAGGGTCAAGACCACCTGCACCTACAGTCGTGTTGTTGACATCGATAACACCTGCAATAGCAGATACTTGTCCTTCCGATAATCCAGGGATATAGGAAATAGTATTGATAAGTCCTGCACTTACATTTCCAATACTTCCTCCGCCAACAGTATACGTTGCACGAATTGCAGCATGAATAGTTGGGATTGCTCCAGATACACCATCACCAAAAACAACAAATAAACGGTTTTGACTATCAAATCGAACTGTGTAAACAGCATCATTTGGACCGTAGTCAATCAAGTGTTGTACTCGTGTCCAACGTTTGTAGGTGTTTCCGCTTTCTACCCAAACTTCAACGCTATCTAAAACTACAGGGTCATCTTCAATGTCAAATGTTTGGTCAGGACTTCCATCAGAAGAACCAAGCAAAACCCCATAAGGGTTACCTGCTTCAACGGTGTTGTACTCGCCTTCTTCACATAAAATGCTAATTTCACCACGTGTTCCACCTGAATAAATAGGAACAGTCGCATTAGTGAGCGTTGTAAACGTCACTGTTTTTACGGCATTATCAGAAATAACTTCTCCACTTACACGAGTTCCTGCTGGAATTGAAACTTGAGAAGTAGAGTTGTTATAGAAAGTAACGTCTACAACCGCATTTGTGTAACCACTTGGGGCATAGCCATAGGTTTCTGCAATAGACAATATTGATTCACGTTGTGTTGCTGTTGCTAAAAAGTTTTCATTAGCAATACGGTCAATGTAGTAGTTGGCTACATCACCCATGTAAGCAAACGCTTCTGCCAAAGCAATTGCAAAGTCTGATTCATCTGTTCCTGACCATTCAGGAATGCGGTATTTAATACGAGCAATTAACTCCTCACGCAGAGCGTAATAATCACGGCTCGTATAATCGACGTTTACTTGTTCAGCCATTATAGGTTCTCCTGTACTGGTGGGTTCTTACCTGCAACAGCAACAAGAGCAACCACCGTTTTTTGTGTGTCTTCATTTGGCAGTTGATAGGTAATGTCAACTAACAAAGTTCCTGTTGTATCGTCTTCGGTAATAGTTGTGTCTACATAGGTCAGCGTTGGTAAAAATCCAGAAAAAGCCTTCTCAACCTCTGTTGGAATAGCAACTACCGCTCTTGTATATGAGTCATAAAGATATGAAGTAATGTTTGTTCCAAAAGAACCTAGCATCAATCTTTCTTTAAGGTTTGTGCCAATTACAGACAAAACACGGTCAGACCAAATTTTAGACTGACTTTCTGTTTGAGCAATACGTCCGTATGGGTCTAAAGACAAAGGAAGGCTAATTGCTTTTTCTGCCATGGGTTACACCTTCCAAGTTCTTTTGTTCAAAGTATATCCGCTGTTCTTTTGCGTATAAGTAAATGCTGCTTTAGAAAGCGTTGGTTTTTTAGGAAGAGTCACCGTATCGCCATTTCCAACATTTGTAAGGTTAAGGGTAGGAACCCCACCAGTTGTTTTACGACGGGTAGACGAAGACTTGCTTAATCCACGACCATCAGTAACCACAACGCCTTCGCAGGTGTAATGCCCAGTCTTATGAATAGTGTGGGTAACGCTACGAACTAGCCAGTACCCATCCACTGTTGCATCAATACCGCTTACTTCTACAACGCCATAAGGAAAAATACGAGGGTCTCCTTGACCAGAAAACTTTGCTGGCATATTCATACGTGCTCTTGCTGCTTTGCCCTGTGCTAGGGAATCGGCAAACATCTTGCTATTTACCACGTCAAATACAGTGTTGTCATCAAAGATAACCTGGGCTTCTTCTTTACGCAAAGACTTTGTTGAGGTTGGTTTTTTTGTAGTTGAGTAGGATTTAGGCTTGATTGGGTCTACTCCACCAACTACTTTATTGCTACGTAATGGATAACGCTCATCTTCGTGGAAATCAGAAACAATAGGTTCAAACTTATCTAAGGTTCTTTCAATAGGGGCGTGGAATGGAGGAGCAAACTCCACCTCAAAGTTAAGAAGCGGAACCATACCCATTTGTTTGTCAATTACTTCATCGATGTCCTGAAAATAAATAACAGCGTTTTTTACATAAACTACATAGCCAATTTTCCATGCAAGTTCATTTAAGAATTGCCAATAGGTTGCTCCGTACTGAGATATTTGAGAATACCTTGCAAAATGTGGTGTAACAATTGCTTTCATTTTTGTTTGTTTAGCAATGTCTTGCACAACCTCTGGAACGGTTTTATTAACCCAAGTGTTGGTTTTTGTTTGCTTTAGAGGAAACGATGCAGCAACACAGTGAACTTCTAGTTCTTGGTTTAACTGTGAGGTCTTTACTCTTTTGACTTTTGTAATGTGCCCAACAAAAGTGCCTTTTGCTTTCGGGTTATTTTGCCAAGTAAACGAGATAGCAGTTCCTGTTTTTAACCCTTTCATAAAGAAGGTACTCATCATTTGATAACGAAGAATGGCTACATCATGAGAGCGTTCTTCTTGGTGAATGGTAATCTCATACGGTTGATATTTAAAAGACGGAAACTCAGGAATGGAAACTGAGTAACTTGTATTTAAACGGGCTTGTAAGCCTTCAGGAATGTTTCTAAGAGACACTTGGAATCCTTATGATTGTTCCTGGTGTAATTTCCATAGGGTTTAAAATTGATGGGTTTATGTCCATAATTTGCCACCAGTATTCTGGGTCTCCGTAAAATTTAGTAGCCACCAAATCAATGCGGTCACCATCAGTCCACTCGTAGTAAATAACTCCACTTAAGGTATTTGGAAATTGACGTAAGACAGTTAACTCATAAGAGTTACGTAACACGTTGTATGGCTTGATTATTTTGCCTTCTGCATAACGACTATCTAAGAAAATCATTAGTCAAGAACCGCCCCTCTTGGTCCGCCACCACTTCTTCCGCCTGAAGCACTTGAAGATGCTGGAGCACTCTTTTGAACAACACCTGGAATATCGTAGAAGCGAGAGGCTTCAACACGTACAACAGTTAGCATAGGAACCATACGTTCATTAAATAGCACATGGTTAACGCTAACTCCATTTATGCGTCCCAAATAACGCATGTTATCTCCCAAATGAAATTCAACAGCCACACCAGCAAGCCAACCAATATCAGAGGTTTTTCCACGCAAAGCACTTGTGTAGTCATTGCTTCCACCATGTACTGCTCTAAATATAAACTCTAAGTCGTACATTGTTCCTTTACGGTAAATCTCTTTAACAGTATCGGAACTTACCGATTGTGGGTATAGGTCAAGGGCATCATAGGTAACACCGTCTAGTTTTAGAGTTCCATCAGATTGAGCATAACTCATGTCATCGATACGGTTTAAATAAAGTTCAAAACTAAACCCGCCTTGTCCCAAAGGAGTAATCGGATTGAACTTTGTGCCTTCTCCTCCTTGTAGAAGTTCAGGAGAAACATCCTGCATTTGTCCGTAAGACATAGTGACGCTAGTTGGGTTGTAGTGGAATCTAAAGCCATACGCATTTGGGTCAATCTTTTTGCCCTTAACGCTCTTAAATTTTTCTTGAAGATACTTGGCTGTATCGGCGTTCATTTGAATTGCACCACGAGTGCCTGGTTGTTTAAAGGCATCATTTTGAGCGTTTTTAAAATCAGCAGGTGTATTTACTCCTGCTTTTGTCAAACGAGTTTGTAAATCCCCTGTGTGGAAATATGCCGATTTCATCATAGGTACGTTGTACTTATACTCGCCTAACGGAGTTGCATTTGCTGCTCCACCTTTATCAGAACTACTACCACCAGCACCATTACTAATTAAAACGTTGCTAGTAACTCCAGTAATGTCATCAAGTTTTACCAACAAATTACTTTGTGCTTTAAATAGGTTTTCTGCTCCTACAACTTGTTTTTCGTAAGAAGTAAGGCTCTTTTGCAAAGTTGCTTTTTTAGCAGACGCTGTTTTTAGTTGGGAATTTTTAGTAGAAAACTCTGTTGCATTTGCAGGGTTATCAACAACACCATTGTTATCAGCGTCTAAAGTAACCAAACGAGTTGACAAAGTGCGAATAGTTTTTTCATTGGCTATTTGGTCTGCTTTAGTTTTAGCAACCTTGTCTTTTAAAGAAGCAAGGGTTTTTGAGGTTTGCTTAACATCTGCAACAGTTTCACGACGTTGATATTCAGCGTACTTTGGGTCAGATAAAGACTTGTTAATAATGTATGTAGCGGTACGGTTGTATAACTCTGCACCACCTGATGCTGGACCTGCCATTATGACCTACCCATCGTCTGAACAGAAAGCGTGTTTTCTAACTCTCGTTTTACCATAGCAACTAACTGTTTTGCTTCATATTCTGTTGCATTGTTAAAGGTTGCATTAATGGTGATGTTTGGTGAAGCCACGTTATATCCTACAGATGGAGTTGCAACGCTTAGACCTGTTGAACCACCTGATGGCATAGAGTCGACAAACTGCTTGTACTTTCCGCTTGTATAGGTAGTCCAAGGCTTGAAGTTTGTACCGCCATTTGAAATTTGATAAGCAACACGAGCATTGACATTTGGGTCAAATAAATCTTCGTTTGAAGAAAGACCAAAACGTTCACGACGTGCAGGTCCTAATTTGTCAATCATGTTGATTTGGAACAACCCATAAGACAAATCTGGACGAGTATCGTTTAATGCTTTTGCACGTCCACCAGATTCTGCTTTGACAATTCCATACGCAGTTGCAAGAGATGCACCGCTAAATCCAGCATTTTTAAGGATTTGAACCAGGTCTGGGTCTGCAGTAGAAGGCAAAGACGAGATGCCTGTAGATAAACCAACACCACTATTTGCTCTGTCCATAGAGACAGACATACCTGCTTGAATAATAGATGAGTTAGTATTCAATAAAGAAGTTGTAGTTCCAGAACCTAAAGCCTTTGAGAGTGCAACATCTGCTCCCTGAATTCCAGAAACTCCTACAGATAAACCTGCATTACCAAGAATGTCCCCAATTGAAGAACCGCCATCTTGACCTGACTTAAGTTCATCAGGGTTTACTGGGTTATTTTTTCCACGGCGTACTTCGTAGTGAACGTGAGGACCATCAACATTTCCAGTATCACCAGACTTACCAATAACATCGCCTTTTTTAACTGCCTGACCTGGCTTTACTAAAACCTCTGAAAGGTGACCAAAAAGAGTTTGGTAGCCATTGCCGTGGTCAATTTGAACAGTCTTTCCGTATTCAGAACCAGGATTGTCGCTATAGACAACACCGTCTAAAGTTGCTTGAACAGGAGTTCCAATTGGGCATGGGTAGTCATTACCTGTGTGCTTGCCCTTCCACATCTTTCCTTTTTGTCCATAAGTGGCACTTACGTAGCCACCAGCAATCGGAGCAGATAATGCTCCTTGAGTTTGGTTAGTGCCACCAAAAGAAGCACCAAACGCATATCCACTAGGTCCACCTTTACCACCATAAGGATTTACAACTGCTCCACCAGTTCCTGCTACAACTCCAGCAAGACCAGCGTAAGGGTTTCCTTTTCCAGCCATTAAACCAGTAAGACCACCTTGACCAGCATCGTAAGCAAGATTGCCAAGATAACGTAGCCAATCTGGGACATCGGCTCTGTTAAGAAAATCTTGTCCTTGTTCTAAAGCAGCGTATGTGGCAGCACCTGAAAATAGTCTTCCCAAACCACCCTTTAAAAATCCCTTTACATTTTTAAATCCGCCCTTTAATGCACCACCTGCTTTTCCAGCAAGTTTGCTAATTCCAATTGCTCCAAGAATTTGTCCCATGCCACCCAAGAAACCACCAGTAGCAGCACCAATACCACCACTAGCAC